GCCGCCTTGTTCCAATCTGCTGTTTCCTCCCCCTCCTCTAGAAAGGTGACATCAAAATGAGTGGCAAGAATTCCGCCAGCCGCGAGGCTCTGCTGCGCCTCGTCAACCTCGTCCGCCCCGCGCTCGCCAGCGCCATCTACATTCCCGCGCTTACCCACATCAAGTTCGATGGTGAGAAGGTGGTGGCGTTCAACGATGTCAGCGCCATCAGCGTCAGGGGACAGGTGGAGCTGGCATGCTGTGTGCCAGGGGAGCTGTTGCTGCGCACTCTCAACAGCTTCGGCGGGGAGAGTGTGCTGCTGCAGCATGACAAGCGTGGCGGCAACGTCGTCATCAGCTCGGGCAGATCGAAGGTGACGCTGCCTGTGCTCGAGCTCAAGGATTTCCCTTTCGATGAGCCCACCGAAGACGCACCCGAAGTGGCACTCGACGCGAACATCCTCAAGGGCATCGAGCGCTGCCTGTTCTCCGTGGGCAACGATCCGACTCATCCCGCGCAGATGGGGGTGACACTGGACTGTGATGAGCGCGGCTGCGTCGTGCTCTACTCCACCGACAATTTCACCATCAGCCGCTACGTCACCAAGACCGAGCGCAAGCTGCCGGGCGGGGCACCAGTGATTCTTCCCCGTTTCTTCTGCGAGCAGCTCGTCACCCTCACCCGCGCCTTCCCCGACGACCCACCCACGCTCTGGCTCTACCCAGGGGCACATGTCGCGACATTCGGCAAGAATGCGTCGCTGTTCACTCGCACTCTGGTCGACCTCATCCCACTCGACTTCCCCACCACCTTCGCCAAAGCCTGCCCGCTCGGTAAAGTGGAATTCGCGCCTATCCCCGATGCTTTCGACGCTTCCCTCGGCCGCGCGCTGCTTGTGCTAGAGGGCGAGCTCGACAAGTCCACGAAAATTGCCCTCGGCAACGAATCATTGCGCCTGCGCACCGTCTCCAAGATGGGTGACGCTGATGACGTGATGGGGCTCGATGGCGATTTTCCCGACATGGAATTCTTCGTCGACCCTACCCTCGTGCTGCGAGCTTCCAAGACTTGCGCGCAGCTCGCCCTGCTGCCCAAGGTGTTGGTGCTGGCAAGCGAGGATCAGAGTTTCATCCATCTCATCTCCCATTGTGCCTCCTGACCGCACCGCGCTGTTGTTGGTGAGCGCGCGTTAGGGTTCAGGAGGGGGAGAAATGTCATTCTGGTACAACGAAACGAAGACCGCGCAGCACGCGAAGCCCACTCAAAGAGTGCAGCGCAAGGCCGATATTCCCATCGCGTCATTGCAGCGGCTGGGGTGCAGCGTCTGCCCACGCAATAAGCTCGACGGCAAGCATCGGGCTGCCGGCCCGCGCGCGAAGCAGTTCCTGCAGACCCCGAAGATGGAGCCGGAGGGGCGTGGATCGCCGCGGCTCTATCTGCTGGGACCTGAGGTAACCAAGGAGGAAGACGAGGCGGGGCAGGCGTGGGCTGATGACCTGGGGGCTGAGATCCGCCACAAACTCGGTCGAGCTTTGAAGGATGGCCGCTCTAACCACATCGCGCAGTGCAGTGGTCACCTCGACGAGGGCCCTCAGGACGCCACTGTCGCTCTGCACTGCTGCCGCAGCAGAATCATCGCGGATATCGAGGAAAGCCGTCCCACGGTCGTTGTAGGAGTGGGGGATGCGGTGCTGCGCTGGGCTACTGACCTGACTGGCTCCGCACTCGTTTTTAGCGGCACCTTGATTGCCACGCAGTTCGGCAGTCATCGGTGCTGGTTCTACCCCATCGCCTCCCCAAACTACGTCTACAAGAAAAAGCGCCGTGACGGTCAGAGCCGCTCCGAGTACGAGCTGGCTCTGGCGAAGGAGGTGGACTGGATCGTTGACGCGCTGCAGGAGCTGGAGCCCCCGAAGGTCTACGGGGCGCCGTTTGATCTCGGTATCGAGTACATAACGGGGCAGGAACCGGGGGACTTCGAGCGCCTCGAGCGCGCACTGCAGGAGCTGGCCAGCCTGCCCGAGGTTGCCATTGACTTCGAGACGAACTGCCTGCACCCTCACAACCCCGTGAGCTCGGATGGGAAGCGCCTCGACTCCCCGCATATCTGGACTTGCGCTATCGGCACATTCGACCGCGTCGTAGCGTTCAGCGTCGACCACCCTGAGGGATGGGCAACCGAAGCCCGGCGGGCCCAGGTCTACCGGCTGCTCGGCGACTTCCTCATGCGCAGCGGCTCCAAGGCCGCCCACCACCTCGGCATGGAGCTGGGCTGGGTGCATTACTTCTACGGCGAGCTCCCCCTGCGCACCGCGGCCTGGGATGACACGATGGCAATGGCGCATACCTTCGACGCGCGCCCTGGTACCAAGTCCCTCGATGTGCAGTGTCGTATTCGCTTCGGCTTCTTCCTCAAAGCCCAGTCCCGCGTCGAGTCAACCCGCCTGCTCGAATACCCGATCAAGGACGCGCTGCGCTACAACGCCCTCGACTCGAAATGGACCTACCTCCTCAGCCAGCACTACAAGCCACGGCTCGCTGCTGATGACACCTTGCGCGCCATCTATGAGCGCAAGGTTCGCACCGCGTCAACGCTCGTGGTCATGGAGGCTATCGGGCTTCCTGTTGATTTCGAGTTCATGGAGGCGCAGGACAAGAAGCTCGCAGCGAGCCTCGCAGACATCGAGCGCAAGGTGCAGCAGTGCAGGGAGGTGCAGGAGTTCGGTAAGCGTTTCGGACGCTTCGAGCCCACCAACGCTAACCACGTCCTCCGCCTGATGCGCGATGTCTGCGAGCGCGACGAGGTGCGGGTGGAGGAGCGGGATGGGACTGTGAGGTGGACGTCGGACGAAGACGCGCTGGCGCGTATCCCAGCGCGCGAGGTTCCCTCCGCCAGGAAGATCCTCGAGCACCGGGCGCTCGCGAAGCTGCGCAGCACCTACGTCACCCCGACCCTCGAGCGCAAGATCGTATGCCCTGACGGCCGTATCCGCAGCACCTACAGTCAGATGACGGCGGTTACCGACCGCCTTGCCTCTCAGGACCCGAACATCCAGAACTGGCCCAAGCGCAAGCACAAGGAGATCCGCGCGGCTATCGTCGCACAACTGGCCCGGGAGGTCGCCAAGGCGGAGCTGATGTGGCTGCTCGCGTGCGACTATGGGCAGATCGAGTTCCGCGTGGTTGGCATGGCGAGCGAGGACGACAACCTCGTGCGCTACTGCTGGACGGGCTACGACGTGCACAAGTTCTGGGCCGAGCGGATGGTGCAGGAGTACCCGGCCATCAAGGACTACATCGCCGAAGAGTTCGAGGTCGACTGGGACGAGAAGGGCCTCAAGACGCTGCGGCAGGAAGCGAAGAACGGGTGGGTGTTCCCGCAGCTGTTTGGCTCGTCGACGCGGTCGTGCGCGGAGCAGCTGCACCTGCCCGAGGACATAGCGGAGGACCTGGCGCGGGAGTTCTGGGACGAGTTCCCCGGCGTGAAGCGCTGGCAGAACAAGCTGCTGCAGAGCTATGAGCGCAACCTCTACGTAGAGACGCTGGGCGGGCACCGGCGCCGCGGGCCGATGACGAAGAACGAGATCATCAACCTCCCCATCCAGGGCACCGCGGCGGAGATCGTCATCGCTGGCATGAATGCGGTCGGTGAGCGCTCCTTCCTCGAGGGGCGCCCTTACATGCACCCCGCGCTCAACGTGCACGACGACCTCACCTTCATCGTCCCCGACCTAGTGCTCGACCCAACCATCGGCGCCGTCGTGCACGAGATGTGCATGCCGCGCTTCGCGTATATCAACGTGCCGCTCGTGGTCGAGGTGTCGGTCGGGAAGAACTGGGCCGCGCTGGAGGAGATCGGCAAGTACCGCTCGGATGAGCTGTTCGGAACAAGGAACCCCTATGCAACGGAAAAGGATCGGCGGCGCGGCCGCTGAGAAGGACGACGGCCAGCGCTTCCTGCTGTACCACGACCCGAGCGAGTCCTACGCGGAGGCGTTCGGGTCGAAGGCGGCAGCGAAACAGCTCGACGACAACCCCGACCTCGACGACGTCACAGGCGACGCGCGGCACGAGGAGGCGTTCAGGCGCAGCGCTGAGCCGCTGCACGTCAAGTACCGCCCGCGCAGGCTGCAGGACATGGTGGGCCAGGGCGACGTGGTGAGGTCGCTGGAGGACGTGTTGAAGGCGAAGTCGCGACCGCACTCGTACCTGTTCACCGGGCCCAGCGGCTGCGGCAAGACGACCGTTGCCCGCATCCTGGTATCGGAGTTCGGCTGCGACCCGGGCAACCTCATCGAGGTCGACGCGGCGAGCAACCGCGGCATCGACGCCATGCGCGACATCACGGCGACGCTGCGGTACAAGGGCTTCGGCGACCAGCCTAACAAGTGCATCATCATCGACGAGTGTCACGCGCTGACGAAGGAGGCGTGGGACTCGCTGCTGAAGTCGGTGGAGGAGCCTCCGCCGCACGTCTTTTTCTTCTTCTGCACCACGGTGCCCAGCAAGGTGCCAGCGACCATCGCCACGCGCTGCCCCACCTACGCGCTCAAGCCCGCGCGCTACGCCGACCTGATGGACCTGCTGGAGGACGTGTGCAAGCGGGAGCGGTTCGACACCCCCGACGACATCCTGGAGCTCGTCGCGCGCAGCTGCGACGGATCGCCGCGCAAGGCGTTGGTGATGCTGGCGCAGGTGGCGCAGTGCAAGGACCGCGACGAGGCCGCGGATCTGCTCGCCGCGCCGGATGAGGCGAAGGAGATCATCGACCTCTGCCGCCTCCTCGTGCAGGGCAAGGACCTGACCTGGCCCGACGTCGTCAAGGCGCTCGAGGCCGTGGGCGAGCAGCCCGCCGAGTCCATCCGCATCACCGTGTCGTGCTACGTCGCCGCGTGCCTGATGAAGACGCGCAGCGACAAGGAGACCGAGCGCCTGCTGCGGGTGCTCGAGGCGTTCAGCAGGCCGTGCAATCCGACGGACAAGCTGGCCCCTGTGATGATCGCCTTCGGCCGCTTCGTTTTCGACTGACCTCGCGAGTGCCGTATAGATTGCACTGCAAGGAGGCACCGATGCCCGACCACAAGGCGAGATTCGAGGAGTTCAGGTCCAAGCTCCGCGTGAACAAGCACCGGCTGGACGACGCGCTCGAGGAGCAGGCGGAAATCATGGGCCACATCTGCGAGCAGGTGGAGGTCTGCGCGGCGCTGGTGCAGGAGGCGAAGCAGGCCCTCGAGCAAGAGCGTAGCCGCCTCATCACGGAGCTCAAGCGCGATACGCCGAAGATCACGGTGGCGGAGATGGACGCGCAGGTTGCCGTCGACAGCAAATGCGTCGCCGCTGCCGATACGCTGCGCGCGCACCAGAGCGACCACGCGCAGTGGCGCTGGCTGCTCGACTCGTGGCGCGACCGGGGGTTCTCCATCAAGGAGCTTGGCGAGCTCTACTCCGCCGGCTACTTCGTCAGCGACAGCCTGCAGCACCGCGCAACCCGCGACAAGCCCGACACTGCAGCCCGCACCGCGGTGCGCGCCGCATCAGCGGGGCGGCGGAGGATCGGGTGATGCTCGACCACCTCACCTTCTTCGACTGGCTGGCGGGGCTGTCGGTCGGCGCCTTCTTCATCTACCTCTACGCGCGGCTCATCTGGGTCGCGTACTTCAAGACCAAGCACGAAAGCGAAAGGAACCGTGATGGATCGCAACCGAGATGACCGTGGGCGTGACCGCGACCGCGATGGCGGCCGGGGAAGCAGGGACAACGACCGTGGCGGACGTGACGACCGCGATCGTGACCGCGACCGCGGTGGGCGGGATCGTGGTGACAACGACCGCGGCGGGCGCAGCAGCTCGCGCGGCCGCGTGGATTACGAGTACACGCCGCGCAGCCGGGAGGAGGTGCAGAAGCGTGCGACGCTGGGCGCGAACGAGTACGACAAGTACCTGCGCGATGACGTGAAGGTGTTCAAAGTCAACGACGGTGACAACACCGTCCGCGTCCTGCCCCCGACGTGGCGCGAGCCGAAGCCCAGCCACTACGGCCTCGACATCTACGTTCACTACGGCATCGGCCCCGACCGCCAGACCTACCTCTGCCTGCACAAGATGAAGGGGGAGGCTTGCCCGATCTGCGAGGAGCGGCAGCGCGCGCAGAAGGCCGGCGACGACGACTACGCGAAGGAGCTCGAGCCCAAGCGCCGCGTGCTCGTCTACATGGTCGACCGGGATCACGAGAAGGAGGGGGTGCAGGCGTGGGCGATGCCGTGGACCCTCGACCGCGACATCACCGGCGTCAGCGTCGACAAGAAGTCGGGCGAGGTGCTGCCCGTCGATCACCCGGAGGAGGGCTACGACATCGAGTTCACCAAGAAGGGCGCGCAGCAGCGGACCGAGTACACAGCGGTCACCGTCAGCCGCCGCAGCAGCCCCCTCGACAACGACGACGCGCTGCGCTTCGCCGTCGACAGCCCACTACCCGAGATCCTCCACTACTTCCCCTACGAGCACATCGAGAGGGTGTTCGGCGGCGGCGGCGGCGCTCACCGCGACTCGCGGGGCAACGACGACCGCAGCGGGCGGGATGACCGCGACCCCGGGAACGACCGCAGCAACCGGGACAAGGACGACGGCCGCAGCGGCCGGGACCGCGACCGCAGCGACAGCAAGCTGACTTGGCGCGCGGTGCACGAGATGACCAGCCGGGAGCTGGACGACCTCGTCGAGGAGCACCGACTCGACATCAACCCGAACGAGGCGAAGGACGACGAGGACCTCGCCGACTGGATCTGCGAGGAGCTGAAGATCGAGAAGGAGGAAGC